CTAAACAACCGCATTGTCCTGGCGCACATCGCAGATAGTAAATGTCACGACCCCGATGACGCTAACATCGTCCAATGCCTCACCTTCAATCGCTTCGCCGTCTTCGGTTATCAGCGACTTTCCTCTCAGCGTGGCAAGCTCCGTCCCGCCACCGTGCTGGATCAGAACCTGACTACCTTGTGATGGCTTTAGGGATATATCCAGCACAACGTAACCGCCTGACCGCTCGAAGAGCAACGTATTAGGCCCAACATTGCAGATCGAGTTAACCGTTACTCGCTGTTCCGTGTAGTCCGTCGCCGGTGATGGAAAGCCCATTACAGAACCCTCCCCATGTTGGCCATCATCCACAGCCTGTTTTCGCTATGGTCCGGCGTCTTATCGACGAAATACGTCTGCTCGCGTGCGATCCAGGAGTTCGCCTCCACCTCGGATAAGTGGATTCCGCGCCGGCGCAGCGCGGTAACGAAGTCGCGGGTGTGAAGGTACTGAAACCCCTTGGAACTGCGCAAAATGGACTCGCGGAAAGCCGCGGCGATGTCTGACTGTCGAAGCATGATCTGCCCTCCGATAAATACTGTATTTATATACAGTAATTTTATAATGTAGGCAGATCAAGTCCGGCTGTGGCTATCAATTTTTATCTCTGTCGCAAGTTATTGCTACGAAAGCAGATCGAACTGAGCCATCATGTCAGCGTCACTTAACGCAGAATCGAAAAGCACAGCTTTCTGTAGCCACCCCCCCCAAAAACCAGTGTTCGAGACGGTAGACCCTGACACCGAGCTATTGCGTCCAAGCATTACATAATCAAATGCCGGGCATGAGGTTAGAAGTGTTTCAGGTGCTGACGTCATGCCGCTATAGACTTTAAGAACCCCGTTATTAACGGTGATCATCAGAGCATATTCACCATACTGAGAAAACATTTTCCCGGTAAACGGAATGCCAGCCAGCGTGCTACCGGCGTTAATGTTGTGCGCAGCCAGGGACTGAAACGCATTTGAACTGTCAGCCCCGCCAAGGCCAAATCCAACATATTTCAACGCGGTACTATTCAGTAGTGAGAAAAGAATGTTACCGCCAGCATTGCCCAATGGAACAGGCGTCATTAATCCTTTAACAAATACCGAGAAGTTTGATTTCACGCCCGCAGGAATATCCAGCAGACGGGCGGCGTCTGCCTGGCGGTTCGCGCTGGCAGTGCCACCTACCGCGCCATCAGGAAAGAACGCGGAGCTGGCGTGATAGGTATTCTTCTCGATCTGCATCAGACTGACCTGCATGGTCCGCCCGGTTCCGACGTAGGCGACATCCGGCTCTGCCAGCGGATCGTTAATCAGGCTGTATTTAACCGAGCCGACAGTATTCCCGCTTCCTTTCACACACAACACACACCGGGCGCTTTCATTGAATCCCTGAAAGATGTTGGCCCTGACGGCAAGACGGCCCATTTTGGTTACCTTCTGATTGCGTACGTCAAAGTTAGCGAACGCCTGAGCCCCGGCGCCTAAAACCTGAATCTGCAGGTACTGTGCTGACCCGGCTTTAGCAAACAGGGACACCACGTTATACAGGGTCGGATCAATCGTGCTCTGGTTATCCATGAGCACATGCGCTTCATTCATGGTGCTTTCGGTCAGGGTACACCACCCGGCCGCTGGCGCGGATACCGTCAGGCCCGACGGCACATAGTTCGCGGCGGTCTGATCGAGCGCACTCAGTGCATAGTTCGTCGCCGAGTTCTCCACCCGCATACCAAGAATCTTTCTGGTCGCCGGATGGCGATCGATACGTGGTGTATTGATGGCAGCATATTCGAGATTCCCGGCAGCACTGATGAAGGATGCCAGCGTGGTACGGGTGAAAGAGATGGCCGTGGCGTAATTACGGTTCTTCGAGAAATTCGAATCCGGCTTGCTGACAAAGAGGCTGTTCACCAGGTCGGCATAGTAAACGCCCCCTCGCGGCATCGGAGCCGTCAGCGGCGGCAGGTCAGCGATATCACCCTGATAAATCATATTGGATACGGTTTTTAAAGACATAATTACTCCAGTCCTGGGTTGCGGCCGTAGGTGACGTTAGTCAGTGTGCCGGTGAGATTGATGGGGTTGCTGTTGGTATCGGTGTACTGGTTTTCGGCGATGTCGAAATGGCTGATAGTCCCTGCACCGGTAATCGCTGCCGCACCATTCTGCGAACGCAGCTTACAGCCATGAATCGAGCCCCGCGTGATATTGCCGTCCAGCTTAAACGCGGTATCGCCGCCATTTCGCAGCATGCGAAGATTCGTGAAGTCGAGGTCGGTAAAGGTGCCGCTGGCAACATTCACCGGATAACGACCGTTATTTTTGATGTCCATATTGTCGAAGCGAACATCCGCCAGGGTGTTAGCGCCAGCCTCGATTAAAATCGCATCCTGGGCGTTATCGTTGATGTGCATGTCGGAGAATGAATAGCCGCCATCGGCCTGTATTTTGGTCGAGTCATAATGGAGCCCGGTCACCCCGTTACGCTCTGCCTGACAGTTCAGCATCAGCCCGTTCTTACCCGGGCGGGGAGCGATACCGTTGTTAGCCAGCGTTCCTGCATCAATGCTGATACCGGTTTTGAGGTTGTCATTGAACTGGCCGTTGACCACCACCAGACCAGAGGCGCCGCAATCCCCGAAGCCGTGGCCGTTACCCGTGCTGACGACATCAGAGACTATGATCTGCCTTGCAACGTAAGGCTGGCCCGGCCCTGACAGTCTTTGCTGCTCGAAGAACATCCCGAAGTTTTTGCAGTTCCTGGTGATCGACCGGGCCACAATGAGAGCTTCGTCCTGAATAGCGCCCAGCCCGATGCCGATCCCAGAAGCACCACCACTCCCGTCGGGGGCGAGTCGGCCACAGTTATCCGCGTAGCAGTCCAAAATGAAAGACCGGTCAGGATAATCATTACCGATACCGGTGGCCCCGGTGTCGTGAACGTTACAGCGCAGGAACATACACTGACGGAAATACTGCAGGTATGTGCCTTTTGCCCCCACGTCATAAGACGGTGAGTGCTGTTCCGACCCGTCAATCTCGACATCAATCAGGTTAAAGTTTTCGAGGTAGATTTCCTGCGGCGAACGGTAATAAAACGCGGCATTAGCCAGCATCGGCATGAATACCGCGCCTGGAACGCAGCGGATCGTCACGTTAGGTTTTGCAGTGATATAGGTATGCAGGCGATACACACCAGGGCGACAAACGATTTCGCCACCATATGGCAACTTGCTTACCTGGTTGACTGCGGTCTGCAGCTGCAGGGAGACGGATTCGTTACCGTTCCAGTCAATACCAAAGTCCAGCCAGGCATCAAAAATCGCTTTCGCCTTATACAGCGTGTTAACGCGCTTTTTGAGCGAGTTAAAATGTTCCTCCAGCGATTTTCCACCAAACCCCTTCAGATAATAACTTCCATCCTCATCAGTAAATTCAAGCGCCCGGTTCTGCGCATCCGTCAGGCGGCGAATCTGTGGCGCACGGTCACGCTGGTAGTTCTCCCTGATCCCCTTTATCGACTCCTGAACTGATTTATCAAGACCGGGGATAAACACCTCCCCAAAAGCATCCTGAAAGGAAATCAGACGCCCGTTGAAATCGTACTGGTGGGATAGCTCTACATCGTCGGTATTAACAATCGAAGACTCGATGGCTCTGATTTTTTGCGCTACTGAGAAAGCTCCAAGACCAGTAATGTACAAATCACCAAGTTCATCTATAAAAGCTGGGACGTTAGCATTTTTGTCCGTGAACTCATGCAGATTAGCAGCGCGGTCTTTATGGATCAGCGCATCGAGCTTTCTGAACTTTTCCTGAACTGAAACAGGGCCGAGACTCGCTATAAAGAGCTCACCAAATTGATCGAGAAGAAGGTAAACATTACCCTCCTCATCACAGGCACTCTGTAGGATATCAACTGAATCATAATTAATTAACAGCTTAACTTGCTCAATAGCCTGCTGAGATGGCATCTGGCGCCCGGTCGGCTCCAGAGTCCCGCCGTTATTAATTACTTCAATAGCAAGTGCACTATCGTCAGGGCTGCGATAATAAGTAGTGCTCCCTTCGGGAGTGTTCGCTATATCAGCCTGAGCTGCCGCAAGGGTCATGTACTGGCGGCTTAGAGGGATCAGGTTCTGCCGCGTTTCTTCAATTTCGTCTTCGTTTTTCTTTAATACGCCTTTCCAGGTTGGTGTCATAATTCCTGTGCGTGTCTCGACTTCCAACTCCTCGCTATTCAGTATTTCATCCTGAACACGGTTATTATCCCAAACATCAGGCATAGCAGAAGACGAGACTGGGTTACCCGTTTTATATAAAGCCATTATTGATATACTCCGGATTAATCAGGCGGAACGGTACCAGCCCATCAGTTTTACATAGGCGTTGGTAATATTTAATGCGGTACCACTACCCATGTTCTCGGTATTACCGGAAACACTGTGGCTGTGAGAACCCAAGGCAACGCTATGGGTATGTGCCCCACTCGTTGATGTAGTGCCAAAATCAGTACCGCCATTAGAGCCCACCGCCTGATCTGAACCACCTTGTTTCTGCATTGAGCTACCCCATCCGTGTGAGTGCGCTCCCTGGCTGTCGGTAGTTTTTGTGCCCAGATCGACTGAAGCAGCAGTTCCGGTAATACTCAATGCCTGTGCAGGTAAGTTTGCTTTGGCCAGAGAAACCGTATCCGCTCCCCCTGTACCCAGAACATCCGATCCATTCTGAAGTCCAAGTCGAATTGTTTTGTTTTCTCCGATGTAATTCCATACCGTCCCAGGGAAAAGTGTGTTGGGGTTTTTGTTCTGAGCGAAGAACAACACCGCGCCCACCGGGTATACGGAATCAATTTGCAATGAGGTAAGGGCCGTTAATAGCTGTGCCTTTAGCGCAGCTGTGTCCCCGTTATCGAGGACATCCTCGGCGGTTTGCTCCAGAATTATCTGCCCCAGAACGCTAGCCATTACGGTACCCTGTCGCAGCGCTTTGTTGATCTGCTCAGAGCGGGCTATCCCCGCGGTAAAACCGGTAGACAATGCAACCAGATTTTCCCAGTCCGTTTGTGAGGACACGTTTGCGCCTGCACCAATGGCAAACGGCTTAAAATTATTTTCAGCCATCAGAATGTTTCTCCCCATGCGCCGGCATCAAAACCCGCGATGTAATCGTTATCGGCATCGAATCCAAAAAATTTATATCCGTTGGACGGTGTAATGGTTTCCCTGATTCGCACCCCGGCGGCCTTTACAGTGAGTAGCCCAGCGCGAATGACAAAAACAAATTCAGCGGGAAGTTTATCTATCGGGTTTATATCGTAGCGGGATGGTTCATATCCTTCAGGAAGGGGTATAAACGGGCCGTGGTTAATTGCAGAGTCAAATATCAACCGGTCAATATTGGGAATGATATATTCATCATCCACGACGATTAAAACCGATATCGACATATCCTGATTATCCAGGATAATCATTTTTATACCCGTGCCTTCAAGCGCCGTTTCCAGAATATCCGGCAGCGTGCCGTTCTGGCCGTTCCAGTTGTTTATCCCTATGCGGGCCTTGAGCACGACGCGATAGACATCATCGCTGAGATACGTCAGCGCGTCAGTGGACTGGTAAGGGCCCAGCCAGATCCCCTGATCCCAACCGACACGCTCTTTATCCCACTGCAGGAAAACTCCAGTAATGGGCGCCGCTACCGCTCGGGATACGCCGATCCACTTGCCGAGGATATCCAACTGGTCGCCGACTGCGGTATCAACATCAAAAGCGGTGATTAACCCTGACGTAGCAGTAGAAACTTCAATCAGCGGCCGCGTCGATAAATCAACGTGCTCGACGAACTTGGGCTTTCCGGTGTGGTAATTGGTGATCAGGTCGGTGTATTTGCTCATGGCGTCACCACCAGTGCGATGTTATCCACGCTGCAGGATGCCGACTCATCATAGGCAACCACCAGGTTAGCCGCGGCTACATCATCGGCAGAGCGCCCAATCAGCAGCTCCATGATGTCGTAATAGCGCGCGTTACCGCCGCTCACGACGCCCAGGTTAGCCGGGGAATAAACGCGGCTCAGCAGCACGCTGTCACCGATGGCCAGAGAGTTGATATACGAAGCCACAGCCGCTTTGATCTCATCGCCGACCTCAGAGCTATAACCCGTCAGTGCCTTAAGTGTTATCGACACATAAACCGGCACGTCAATCGGGCGGGAAAAGCGAATTGTGTAGGGGTTGCCGTATTTGTCGGTAACTATCACCGCTGTCGTGCCATACGTGGATACGCCCTGCCCCTTAACGCTGCGAATGGTGTTTGCGATCGACGTCGCATCTCCGCCCTCGACGATTGCCGAAATGGAGTGTGCCGGCAGTCCGTTAGCATCGGTAGTTTCAGTATCGTTCTCAAACAGCTTGTGACGGGTCACGCCTTCAACGTTGGCAATCGCTCCATCTACCGCATCATACGGCGTGAGAGACGCCAGCGCGACACTTTGCGACTGCCTTACGCGTAGCTCTGCATCGGTTTCCGCCGCAACGCCTACAGTGGCCGCCAGCGGGTTAGTTACCGAAGCCCATCCGCGCGTAGGTGTGTTGATGCCGTTTACTGACCCTGCTACCGCGGCAACCGCACCCGAGTTCACACACGTGGCCGTAGCTACCACAGTACCGTCGGAGCCAATGACCACCGTTGCAGGCAGATTCCAGACCACGCTGTTTGTGTCGCGTACCGAGCCGTTGGTGATTGTCGTACCGACGGTGCCGGTCAGCAGCAGATCGACGGTTGAATTTGTCGCTGCACGCCGGGTAATGCCGTTAATTTTGACGTTGCTCGTCAGTGCGTCACCCAGGGCCGTCGCCGGCGAGAATGACCTGTAAACCGAGATGGCCGTGTTATTGGCGTCGTGAATGGCAAGCGCCACTAGCGCCACCATCTGGCCGTCTTTGCTGTCAGGTTCCAGATAGGCATCACTGCCATAAATCTGCTGAAAATAGCCGGTGATGGTGTCCAGAACGGTCTGATAGTCGGGCGCACTTATCCCCTCAGCGGTTACCGTTGCCGATAAGCCGAGTGTGTCGAGGTCCAAAGACATTACGCCTCCGAGGTTACTGTGGTTGTCCCGTAGATGGTTTCTACCGTTGCTGTGAACGTTACACGGCGCGTGCGGCCGTCAACTTCGGTGTTAAATTCGGTAATAGAGCTGACACCCTGCGTTTCCAGAATGCGCCGGCGGATAGCCAGGTTGTAGGTGTCAGGCTTTTGCTTACCCAGTACGGACTGAATCCAGGGTGTTCCCTCTGTGGTATCGAGGAACCACTGACCATACCAGAGCAGGAAGCGCGTTTTAATGGCCTGCGCTACGGCCTCCGGAGAGTTTACCAGCCAGGTATCATCGCCCTCACCGAAAGTGTAATCCCCGTCATCATCTTCACGTCGGTATCGCATTATTCAGGCTCTCCGGTGCTATCGTTGCCGTGTTCAACGCCACCATGCGTGTGCGTCATTAGGCTCTTACCGCCTGCAGTCACGTCGTTGGTTACGGTGACCGGGCCGTGCATCGTCGCAGAGCCTCCGCTCTCACCCATCCCTTGCGACAGGTTGCCGTTGATCGTCACATTGCCGTTAAGGATGATCTCAGGAGAGGTTATTTCCGTGCCGCCGTCAGCGCTGGCCGTCAATTTACCCGACGTTTTAACGGTGACGTCATGACCTGCTGCCACCTCAATAAACGCCGAACCGTCGTCGGTACGCAGCTGCGCGGCCGTAGTGCTGATACCGCCGATTTTCTTCGCCTGAGACTGCGGGCCGACAATGCAGAAGGCATCGGATAAATCATGCATGCGCTCGTCTACCGGATCCTGTATGCCCCCGCTCTGCCACCAGAAATCAATACAGCGGTCCGCAAAGATAACAAGGCATTCATCCCCAGCCTTAACAGGAAAAGTCAGCGTGCAGCCTCCGCCACGAGGGAATACAACAGGAACATCCACCAACAACGGATAATCCTTGGTGCTTTTGTTGCCGTCATTATCTCGTTCGATGTAGCGGATCGCTGGCTGAACAACACAAGTTGGAGGCCTGTCATCATCACCAGGATCAAAAGACTGGATGATGCCGGGCATTGCAACGCGAAGTTGTTCGGTTAGCGCCTTTCTCTCTGACGCCAGAACCTGCGCCAGCGCACCGCTGCGAGTTTTATCTGATACCGCCATTTGCTTTACTCCGGGCATTAAAAAACCCGCCGGAGCGGGTTATTTTTTAAGCTTGCATTTTTCAGTGGTGCCGTCACCTCTTGGTCGATTATCGGCATCAAGAGTACGCTTTTGCAGCGTCATCGTTTTATGAATGGTATTGAATACGAGAAAATGATGCACGTGAATGCCTCCATTCTGCCCCCATTCATCAAACTCAAAAATAATGGCGTTTTCGTCATCTTCATAGGGATTTGAAAACCCTTTGGTATCGCTCATCAATACGCCATTTTTAATTGCTGCGTGCTGATAATTTACACTCTCATATAATATGTAATTATCTTTACCGCATATTATATTTATTGGCGGGCCGGACACCCCAGAAGCAAAAGCAAAAAGGGGAGAGCTTAAAAGCAAAGTAGTTAAAAATTTAACGTGATACATAATTAGCTGGGCACCTTTCTGCAGGGGAACGACCCGATGATTTTCGGGGCATCCATACTGTTTTGCAGAAGTTGCACATTAAGGAACGCCTTACCGTTACGCTTCACGAATTCAAAGCCGTAATTATTACCATCGCGAGCAGGCATAAGACCCATGTCCATTTTCATGTTTGCGTAATCGCCATCCCTCCCCAAGAATTTTACTTTCTGTGATGTGACAGTCTCACCATTGATCATGGTCATACCTTCGCCGGTCATTATGTAATTGCCACACTGGATTGCAGCCATTGTCGGCATGGATACCATCACAGCTAATGCCAAGCAAAACTGTTTCATTAGAGCCCTCTCTCCCGCGCAGATGAGGAGACCAGATCCGCCGCACCACGCGCTTCACACATCATATCCATGTACCACGCCTGGCCCCTTGTGTCGCCAGTGTACATAATGCCACGGACAATATAAACGCCGTCAGTCGCAATACTGGCAGGCTGCGCAGTTGTGCCTTCAATGGTGATGTTTCCGTTGTTGTTCTGGTCAGTGATACGCCCTTGCGTCATGGCGATATCGTTATTTCCCAGCACGGTACGGAACACAGAAGCCTGATTCAGCTCGATCAGTCCATTAACGCGGATGTTAGGGTTAATCAGGCAACGGACGTTAACGCCGCTACCAATGGTCTGCTGAGGCATACCCACAAGGCCGGTGGCGCTGTTCAGCTTAATGGCTTCGTGAACAACCTCATTTTTCGCCACCATTTCCCGCTTGCCGTCGACAAACATCCAGTCAGCCTTGCATTGCTCGGCGACGTTATCCATCAGATGCCGGGTCATACCAAAAAGCACCCTGCCGCGAGGAAACACCGTTGCAGGCATTGCAGGGGTATTCCCTTCAGTGGCCCCGTTAGCGTTGAAGTCCTTCATGAGCACTGCATTGACGTCTGAGACTGTATAGCCAGCCGCCAGCGTCTGCGCAGTGATCGAGGTAGCGAATGCCCGGTCAGAATCAGCCGCCTGAATGAGGACAAAGCTATCAACGGGGTTATCTTTCCCTGTGATGGTGTACCGGATTTCCCCGTCGAAAATCAGCCCATAATTTCGACCATCCATCTGCCCGACTTCATCGGGATTTACTGTCCTGGCGACGCCTACCTGGCTGGCGGGAACGTCAGCTGCAATGCCATCGTAACCAGCGATAACCCTAATCCGGGAGAATTCCTCACCGACGATCCGGTTTACGGTATCAGCTGAAAGGTTATAGATTTTGAAAGTTCCTACTCGCGTTTCGCTGCTGAGGTTAAACCAGTCGATAGTAAAAGTGACCTTGAAGCCACCAAAATCAGTAGCGTTCCCCTTCGAATCGACTAACTGCAATTCGAAGTGCCGCATCCAGTTCTGAGACATTTTCACCCCGTTACCGCATAAAGATGGCTATAAATTCCCAGATCGGCCTCAGTGGGATTTTCGCTGGATTGGTTGTCGCAGCCCACATAAAGCGAAAAGCCAAGCCCGAGATAGCGATACTGCGCCAGCAGGTCGGCGCCGCTGATTAGCGGGATCCCCTTTATCAGGTCCGCACCGCTGCTATCCATAATATCCAGACACCAGAAAGCAGCACGCCAGGTCACAGCCATTTGCAGACTTTGACCTGCCACGGATATGGAGAATCGCTGGTTTTCCGGGGAAAGAGGGATTTCGCTGATCGTCATTTACCCTCCCGCTACAAAGCCACTTAACCGGCTCAATATTGATTCATTTTTTTGAACTGGCGTTTTCACCCCGGAGTTTTGCACGGCTGAGGTGTTCGCCCCTAACTTCATATTGGACTTTGGAGCTACCTGCGTGGTGGTTGTGCTTGTGATAATCACTTCCCGGAGCGTCAGTACGGCAGAGAGAATATTTTCCGACGTCCTGTCGGTAGTGACCTCAAGCGCACGGATCAACATATTGGTGTAAATCCGCTTACCGGTCACCACATCTAAAGGCACCCTGCTGCTCTGCAGATTTAACAGCTCCTGATAAGTCTCCTTCGGGCCAATACCTACGCTCAGCCCGAGAGAAGATGTATCTACGAAGTCAAGTAAGGAACCGCCACCAGCAAAACCGACCTGCATTACCACTTCCGAAGGACGCCGAAATGCATGGTCGGAAATTGCTGCGCCGACCTCTACGGGATGCTCGGTTATTTCAAGCGAGTCATCGTGCTTTTCTGAAATAACAACACTGGGGACTATCAGCCCGATCCGCCTGCTCTGCTGCTGAAAGAGAGTAGAAAGAATATCCATCATCCTGCTCCAGTTTGGTTATTTCTCAGCACCCTGGCATTAGCATCAAGCTGGCGGCGACTGACTTCCTGCCCAATTTCCTGAGCATTACCGCCATAGATGTTGTAGGTGTTTTGCTGATTCACCTGCGCGCCAGCGGCCTGATGGGCAAGCGGGCTATTCCAGTTCGAATATCCCTCTTTGCGGGCCATAGACTGCATGAGCATAGCCATCGTATTGGGGTCGGACAGGTTTAATGCTGCCGTCGGCGATACACCCATCCAGCCAGCAACGTCACGGGCATATTTGGCAGGATCGTTGTTATCGGCCGCAGGCGCCCAGGTGCTGACGATATCCATGATAGTCTGCAGGCGGCGCCCGGTCGTTTTACCAGTAAAGTACCGCATGAGCTGGTTTTTCATGGCCTCCCAGCCTTCCAGCGCAGAACCAAACGCACGAAAGCCACCACCGCCTACGGGCCGAATATTGCCGGGGTTATTGTTGCGATCGGCAAGCGTGTTCTGCTCATGCTGATACCAGCCGCCATCACTGAAACGGGATTTAACCTCCTCCCAAAATCCCAGAACTTTACCTCGCGCATTGACTGCGCTACTGGTAACACCAGGAAGGGCGTCAGGTTGATCGCTACCTTGTTTGAGAAGAGCCTTACCAATACTTGCAGCATCCGACCATCGACCGTCCTTGATAGCGTTAAGCAGGTCGCCGATCATACTCAGCATCTTGCTAAACTCACCCATCTGGGTAATGAAGTTGCTGAAATCCCATTTCAAAGACCAGGATTTAGGGTCAATATTGAGCAGCTTTGCCAGCGCTTTCCCGAGGTCGAGGATAGTCTGTTTCAGGTCGCCGACCATCTTCAGTGCTGCATCGACTTCAGGCTTCCATTTCCCCCAGTCAATTAGGCTCTTACCGCCCTCCTTCCAGGTCTGGTAATCCTCCCATAGCAAAGCGATGGCAGCGGCAAGACCGAGAACCCACGTAATCGGCGATGCGAGCATAGCGCGGTTGAGCATCCACCACGCTGCGGTTAGCGCTCCAATTAGTTCGATCAGCTGCTGCGACTGCTTATCAAGAGAGTCCCACCAGTCGCTGATACTCTGACCCAGCTGGATGAGGCGGTAAATTACCCTGCCTACCATCTCACCAGCCCAGAGAATTCCTTTCACGGTACCGGTTATTGCGCCTTCAATTTTCGGGAAGTTTTCCAGAATTTGTCGACGCAGCCTGTCCAGAGAGCCAGCAAGGCCATCAGCGAGGCTGGAGCCTATTTTATCCCGCGCCATGCCTGCCATCAGCCCAAAGGAGCGCAGCGAGGTCATGAATTTATTGGAGCTGACGGCGGCCACATCGGCGTTATAGCCGATCGCCTTCGCCATCGCGGTGTATTCGCCACTAAACTGGCCGATACCGCGACGCATTGCCATCAGGGTGTTTTCATCCAGACCCAGCATCTGAGCGTACTGGTTCGCGCGGTAATACGGCATGCTGCTAAGACGCTGGCCGACGCCGGTAAATATCGTCGCCATATCCCGCATGTTGCCGCTGGCATCACGCGTTTGAACCCCCAGCCGGTTCAGGAAGCCCTCAGCGCCGGGATTGTTACGCATGAACCTGGCAAGATTTTCGAGAGAGCCACGGGCCCCGTCGACACTGCCGCCAACCTGACTAACTGCATACCCAATCTGCTTAATGCCCTCCACCGTCGCGCCTGTGCGCTGAGAGGCCCAGTACAGGTCGTCGAGACCGCTGGCAATTTTCGCAGTGAATGCAACGACGGAAAGCGCCGCCGCCTCAACTTTGACGCCCAGCTCAATCGCTTTAAGAGTTGTCCCGGCAACGACGGCATCGAATTTTCTGGCGCCAGCCTCATCAACTTTGAACCCAAGCGAGATCAGAAAGTCCTTGAGCGTTTCAGCGTTCATTAGCCTCTCTCCATTTCGCTATGCGGTTTTCGTTATCGGCTTTCAGGTCCAGCCAGTCATTCATACGGGCAATATCAGCCAGATCGACTGATCCATCTTTCAGGGCGGTGTAGGGGATAAGCCCGGCATCCACCGGGCGCATCAGGAAATCCTCGCCTTCTGGCATGGATTCCAGGGCTGGACCTATGGCTGGGTAGGCGTCCCGCTGCCGGGGAGTTCTTTCAAAAAATTTCCCAGGCTGTCGGCGACCACCCGCGCCACCAGCTGCAGCATCGTGAACAGGTCGATATCGTCGAACATCAGCGCGCCCTGATCGAAAATTTTCACCCACCCTTTTTCATGCTGGCGCATAACAACACCCAGGCACGGATGAATCACCGCGTTAACGTCCTCTTCAGGCAGTGCCGCCAGCGTATCGGCAATCTTCGGCAAAACGATATCCAGAGCGTCGAATGCCCTTTTCTCACCGAAAACCAGCTTGCCCTCGCTGTCTCTGACCATCATGGATTTCAGCGTGCCAAAGTCAGAAACCAGCCCGGCCAGCACCGGCAGGAGCTTGCGACTTACCTTCAACTGCTGGAAAACATCGAGCTTTGCGGTGCGGTATTTAACGCCTTTGATTTCAAATTCCATCTGTTAAAACTCCCCAAGCAGCTGATCAATCTTGCCGCAGTCAAAGACCCAGGAAACCGTATTGCCGACTTTGGCGTTAGCATGATCGGGTTGCTTCTGGAAAGCACAAGAACGCGCTGTAGTGGTATCACCTGATACTTTGTTGCGAATGACGATGACGTTATTGCCCCACGTCGCCGAGGACAGGCTCTGTGCGTTGTACATCAACGAGAGCTTTTTGTTTACCGGGGAGGTTTTCAGCAAAGTTACCGTGATAGTGCCGCTCTTTCCGGCGTGCAGGCTGTGCATCACCTCGCCATCGGCACCAATGGTCATGGTGTTTTTGGCCTCTGTCATTGTGACAGTAATGCCCTCTTCGGCGTTCGCTGAGCCGTAGCCAAGCTCAACTAACCCGGTAGGCCCTGCGAGAGAGGCCGAAACATCAAGAAACGAATACGTAGACATCTATGGCTCCTTAGCGCACGACCGTGATTGCGACGGTGCCGTAATGAACGGCTCCGGCCAGTTTCCCGGCAACCTGAATTGGCACACCTTTCCGCGCTTCGCGATCGACCTGAAGCTGGTCATCAACGTTTTCTGCCCAGGTGTAATAGCCCTTCGTCAGCATGTCTCCGGTATTGAGCTGGCCAATCGGGCCACCAGTCCATTTACCCGGCGCAAAGAGACCGTTTTGCACAGCCTTATCAAGCACCAGCTCAATGTTAGCGATACGGGTTGTGGTACCGGCATCGGTCTGGGGAATTTTGGTTGTGCTCGTATAGAGCGTGTTGTAGTCAGCCGTCTGTACGGCGTTCTGCAACCAGTCGAGGCCATGGCGTTCGTCGAAGAAATCGCCGTTTGCCATAACGCCTTGCTCAAGAATCGCTGTATCGTTTTCGTAGTACACGTAAACGTTGCAGTTCTTCGCTTCCAGGTTGTTAGCCTGCGAGGTGCCCAGGGTTTCGTAGGTAACCCCCGGCAACTGTTTAAACTTGAGGGTGATCGTCGTGTTGCTTCCAGTGAAGTCAACAGTAAACGCACGCGCAAACGAGGACAGCGCAGCATAGCGGCTGCTGGTCGAGTACTGGATAAAGGTACGGCTGTATTTCGCTGCTTTCAGCTTGGAAGCCAGATCCGTCGTGGTAGCCGCGTCAAGAATCGTTGAATCAGCTGAGGTAACGCCAAAGATGCGGGATACACTTGCGGCTTCGATAGCCGCCGCCACACTGATAATGTCGGTGTCGGAAGGATAATCAGCAACCGGCACGGCAAGATGAAGGCCATACCATGAATTCCAGTCCAGCAAAGCGTTAACCGCCTGCAGGAGGCTTTCTGCGCTGCCTGTTTCGCCAGTGGCCAGCGTTTTTGCCCAGCGACCGACATACACCAGAGTCGGCTGAGGTTGCTGTGAGAACCAGATAACAGCCGCTGCATATTCCTGGCTGTCTACACCAAAGTCATCGCCGATATCATCAGCGCTGGAGTAAAGGCGCAACCGCTCAGAAATCGGAATAACAGTTGAGTCGCCCAGGATGAGCATTGAGCCAAAATTGCGCCCCTGCGCGGCCCGAGCAGAAAGCGTCACCGTCACGTTAGCGATACGGTTAAGGGGAAGCCCTTTTTCCATGTTAGTCTCCGGTAACTATCGTGACGTTAGGGTCAACGACAGATTTAACGTTGTAGGTACGGGTGTTTTTGCGGGAAAGGGTCACGGCAAGGTCATACCGGCGCACCCACTGGTTGTTGATCAATTCGGGGAGGTTTCGTATATCATCAGCGCTCACCAGCGACAAACCAGAGATTCGTCGCAACGTATCTGCGTTTTGATCTACAAACATTCCGTCACGAAACCGCGTGGCCATCCCGGAACCGCCGGGGCCATAGAAACAGAAAAGCACCTGGATGCTCTCCCATGACCATTGCTCGCTTTGCTCTTCGCTTACCTGGACATTTGCAGGTGTGCCGGGGCGTGAGAGCGTGGAAAAGTTAAACCCGCACCACGTCTCACCGTTCGGCGGTATTTTGGACTGGGGATCGGTAAACCGGGGCAACACCAGGTTAACCGCAATCCCCGTCACGCCTCTTACCCAGCGACTCAGTTGCTTTTCCAGCTCCTTATCGTACTCAGGAGCACCCCCGACGGGGGTTAGGTACGCTGGCTCTGTGCTGTCGTTACTCAACGGGAATCCCTCCGTTAAACTCCAGCAGCTCGCAATGTGCCTGTACGAACCCGGCACCGTATCGGGTGTAAGGATCGACAAAGGTCACGCGGTACCGTCTGCCGCTGTATAAAACGATATCAGCGTCGAGTTCTGGCGTTGAATCACTGGCAGGCATCCCCTGCGTCAGCCTGAACTGGGTAACAATGAGGATGGCGCCATTGATGTTTTGTCCGGCAGCCATTCGCTTAGCCTCAAGCGAGCGGTCGACGGTTACGACACCAGAGAACGGAATAGCCTGCGCGGTATTGGTCGGAAAATTATCTTCGTCCACCGTCTGCACCTGTCGATAACACACCAGGGACAGGTCGACAAAGTCCGGATCAAGCAGAACATCAGTCACATCGAGAAACGGCATTATTTTTTCCTCACGACATACTGAATCGCTCTGAAAAGGAATCCGCGGGCACGTAACGGCTTATCGCCGAGGATGGGCGGTTTCATTTCTCTGCGCTTCTTGATGGTCTTTTCAGATAGTGGGGTCAGACGATCGCCTGCCTCAATGACAGCCTTTGAGGCATCACGCGCAATCTGGCCTGCGGCTTCAAGATGCATCGACGCCACATCTGCCTTACCTTCAAGCGCAGACTGAGCGGCCAGCTTTAAACGCTCGGTCGTTTTATCCCGGGAATCCTCAATGCCCATGTCCAGAAATGGCCTTGGCGGCAGAGTAACGGTCTCACCGTCTATCTCTACGGTTGCCCCGGTGGACTGGAGATACCCCAGCTCAGCGTTGCTCAGCGGCGCATCATCGCGCGGAGGACCTGCCGGGATACCAACCAGCACATCAGTGCCTGACAGTTGTTTCAGCGCATCCAGAACGACACTGTAATTGTCTTCCCGGATTGTGAGCCCGCTTTTCATTCCGGCGCCCCCAGTTGAACCGCTCCGGCACCAAACATCATCAGGTATTCCCAGAACTCCGATCCGTAACGGGAGTTGTTCCAGAAACCGGCATTAGGGTCCAGGGTTGCGCTTGCGTCATAACTGGCTGAAACCTTATCCACTGATTTCGCGGTTTGTATGCCGCTATTTACGCCACCAGCAGTACCCACAGCTACACCACGCATATCGGCGGCGTAAAGGTACATGTAGTGCGCAACATACAGCCCGACGATGTAGGGAAAGATATCCACGCCAAAGCGCGACTCACTCAACATGGCATCAGCAAGATTCAGTCGAGCCTGAATCATTGGCGTGGGGTACTTTGTTTCGTCAGCGAACTGCGGAAAGGTTGCCCTGAACTGCTCAGGCGTCGGCAGACTTTGATTTCTTGCCATTATCGGTAGTCTCCGGCAATTGCGCTTCGAGTTCAGCAATGCGCGCGTCTTTCTCGGCGATTTTTGCTTCCAGCTCAGCAATGCGCGGGTCTTCTGCGACCGCTGGCGCTTCGCCATCCGGTGAGCAGTGCGCTTTTACGAACCAGTGATCAGCAACCGTGTCATCAACGTCGTGGAAGCCAACCGGGAAATGCTTTTGCTCTTTGCCGTCGTTGAAGTTAAACGGGGAGAGTACGTAAATCTTTTTCATTGCAAGTCCTCAGGAGCGGCCCTTTCGGGCCGCCGCAGGTTAGATGCCGTCGACGTAGGCCAGAGTTTCCGGATAAACCGGCTCTACTGCACCCAGCTTGCCGTAATAGGTTACGAGCTGATACAGGCCGCGATACTGGATCGGCACGCTCATCAGCGGAACCATCGGGAAGCGAACGTATTTCTTGTCGTTGGTGTAGAACATCATGCGATCAGAGTTCGACACGCCACGACCTTTCGCCCATTTCACCGGACGGATGTTCAGAGGACGCCCGTTCTGGTGGTATGCGATGGTGTTGGTTTCCAGATAGGTCAGCAGGGACTGGTTACCAGCGCTGGATACGATAGTGCTTGCCAGCAGAGAGAACTGCTCCGGCGGGATCAGCAGGTCCGTCGGCACCATGGAGTAAGCTGAGTTGGCCCACGCAGCACTCAACCCGGCATTAATGCTCGCCCGGATTTCGTCAGCGGTGGAGGTCGCCCAGGTCTTCGCTGCGTTGGTCGGCGTTACCTGCGTCAGGTTCATCAGGCCTTTAACGTTCAGACCGGAATCGCCGATATAAACCTGCTCGTCCGTGTCCATGTTCCACTTCAGCTGCATGCCGTCGTACTTCTGCGTGTCGATCGGGCGACCAACCTGCGCAGCTGCCTGCAATTCAGGAACGGTCCAGCCAAGCTCCATACCCCACAGTGTGAGCGGGAAGCCAGTTTTTGCGATGTCGACGTTAAGTCCAGCCATCGCGGTCGCGGCTTTGCTCAGCCAGTTTTTACCGTTGGCATTCGGTGTACCGGCAGCGGCAAAGGTGGTGTTAGTGAAAGAGCTGATCTCGTCAGCAATAGACACGTCTTCACGCAACTGGATATCGCGCGACCAGGTGTAATTCACCAGCGGCAGATTCAGTGTCTGATCGAGACGTTCCAGTTCATGGATAAGAAAGGCACCAGTACCGTCGACTGTCGCCTGGTCAAATGTCTGCATTTGCGATTTCCTTAAATATTGAAGGCCAGCTCAATGTTGCCGCTGGTGTCACCAGGGCCATTAAAGTAAGCATTGGTGATCTGGACGGTATTCGAGCCGTCAGCGGCGGCAAGGAACGCGCCGAGAGGGCTTGAGGCGGATGGTGTGGCCACTCGCATGTAGACCGGGCCATGCAGCGCAACGCTGGATGCATCCGCGCCGATGTTTACCGTGACGTAACCACGTACCAGGCAATCGCCGGTGAAGTTCTTACCGCTGCCTACCTGCTGGACTTTATCCGGCTGGCTGGCGGTCGGATACGGACGAACGTAAATGCCCACCAGCACCGACGCTGTATCGCTTGCAGCGATTGGCACAAATTTCCCGGAGGAAATCTTGCCGCCAAGGCCGTAAGCGGGGAAAAGGTTGGAGGAGTCCAGCAGTTGAGGTTCAACCGTCAGATCCTGCGGACGAGAAATTGCCCCGGCGATGCCCGCAGGCATCCGGTAAAGAAATGTATTACCCATTGGTTAGCCTCGTTTAGACCAGAATTCCTGCGCGGCCTGATTCATACCGGCAATGGTTTTAACAGTGGTGGCAGTCTGCGTTTGCAGGCTGTCGACGGTTTTGGTATTGCGGTTTTTCGCCAGCTCAGAAACAGCCGTGAAAGCCATATCTACCGTGGCTTTTTTCAGCTTGCTGATATCGGCATCACCGACAATAGAGCGCACCAGAGATTGATCGGCAGAAGCGAGCACCTGGCGCTTGAATGCTGTCGGCTTCGCCTTTTCTGGCAACTGGATGCCTGGCTGAATCAGATCGGCGCGGTAAGCGGCGTCGCCGGTAAGCTTGCCCTCTTCTTCCTTTTTCTCCTCTTCGTCCTCGGCATCGCCGGTACCAGGAGCAGTTTCCGCAGGCGTAAGCTTGGCAACCGCCTCAATCAGCGCCTTACCCCATGCAGGAATCTCTTCCTCGCCATCGCCGGTACCAGACAATGCCGGGCCGGGAAGCGGATTTTGCGGCGCAAGGTTAATGATCACTCCGCCGGGTGTCATAGAGGTCGATACATCGTTATCGCCCGTGACATCATCAGGCGGGTTGTCGATAAGATTCGCCATTTCGGCGGCATCGTTGGTTTTACGGGCCTTCAACAGCCGGGTAAACCAGTTTTTAGTAGTGCTCGGCATAGCGTCTCCCAATGCACAACGTGAACCAGCCCGCCCGTTAGGGACAAAGGCCAGATGATTACCGGTTATCGCGTACTGCTCTGCGATGCCCGGCGAGATTTGTCGGTAGTCAGCGTCATAACCGCAGCTCACCTCTTCGTCGCCGTTCTCCACTGCCTGAATGGCCTCAGGCGTTTTGGCAATGACGTCCGCCAGCAGCAGGTCTGATTTATCACCCGCGCCTCGGCGAACGTTCTGGATGTGCCCGTTAGAGAGTTGCCGCCAGTTTTCTGGCGTGACGAAGATGATGTTTCCGCTGAAGTCTTTGGGGTGGCCTATCGTGACGGCCATACCCTCAAACGATGCGATAGTGCGCTCGCTGAAAACTTCTTCAGGTGTGCGCTGTACGGTTATGAGTCCGTGGCTATCAGGCTGCAGGTCAGGCAGTTCCTCAGCGCCATATACCTGCTCACCAGTCCTTGCGATCGGGACGTCCTTAAACAGGACTGACCCATCAGCAAGTTGAAAGCGGGTATTGCCCAGGCGGGTTTTAAAGAAATATTTCATGGGTTACCTGCTGAATTGCGAGCATTGAAAAGGCCGCTCATTGGCGGCCTGTTATTTTACAGGGTCGGGTATTTGCACTTCCGACCAACACTTGCAGTTAGGCAGGCACCCGGCGTGTCCGGTCATGCCATCGAGCGTTGGCGGGCTATCCCAGCGCACAAACTTATCTTTCATTTTTCGGTGTGATGGCCTGGTGCCTGCACCTTCAATACGCCACCAGTACCCCTCAGAACCAACGGATAACGCCCGAGCCTGAGTCAGTGCGCCAGTTGCACGCCCTATCTCAGTGCGGGCTATCATCCGTGCCCTGCTGGCCGCCACGTCACCGGATTGCATGATCATCTCGTAAAGCTGATCGGGGCGCTCTCCATGGATGACAGCCTGTATCGCACGCTCCTGAATTTCCCTGACACGTCCGGCCGCCTCTAATGGCAGAGACTTCATGTAGCGAATCTGTCGGTAAACGATGTCTTGCGCCACCATGCCGACAGGAGTGTTACCAATCACGTCACGCAGACCAGCGGATATTTCTTCAGAAACAGAGCGCCACTGATTCCACTCTTCTCGCTCCACCTGGGCAAACATCTTTCGACCGACCATTTCGGCCCAGTCGTCGATCACCACGGAGTAGTCAACAAGCGATTTAGCAATGCTCTCAGCGCTTGCCTGTGAACCATCGTAGGAGCCCGTGACGATTTGGTTTATCTGGTCGACTATCGCCAGTAGGCTTTTCTGATACTGGACCTCCGATCGGCGGCGGAGGGCTGGTTTCAGATTCAGTCTCCTGCCACTGTTTCGCCGCATTCTGGATATCCTCATCGCTAATTGAAGCACCAATGCCGGTAACGTCAGACAGCTCGCGTAAATCGGTCAGCGCAGCAGCCGGCGACATTCCCAAATCACGCACAGCGGTTGCCAGAGCGGTAGTTGTGTTGGTTGCCACCGTGGAGCGATCGGTATCGCTCATCTGCCACAGGGGGTTAAACTCAAAGGTGAAATCATCCGGCAGAGGCTCGCCGAATTCCGAGCGGTGCAGTACATCGAACAGCAGGCGAATATGCGGGCGTAAGTCGCGCTCCTGCTGCGTACCCACGTCGCCGTAGTAGTTAGCCAGGTCTGCGTCACCAGTGGAAAATCCTTTCGGCGACTGCCTGAACATACGCACCAGCGGGATTCCAACGGCCCCGGCAATATCTTCTTTGAACTCGCTCAACAAGTCAGATAGCCCGGCAAATGAGTAGGAATGAGTTTCGAAAGTATCTTCTGCGTCGAAAAGTGACATGCCTTCGTTGGTCTGGAACTGGCGAACCAAATCCATTTGCTTGAGCAACGCTTCGAAAGGCTTACCGCCCATAGCGATAATTTCACGCAGCTTTTTAATCTTCGCTGTGCGCAGATGGGCCTTATAGGCCAGTTGTGCCGCACCGACGCTGGTACTGTCATAAGATGTCAGGCGATCAAAGATGCGCTCAACAACCGACATCCCCCATTCGTTTTCGGTGATTTTCTGCTGGTACGGAAGTTTCACACCGTCCATACGAATCAGCCGGGAATGGTGCAACGTCCAGGCGGGTAATCCCTGCGCCGTCGTCACGATGTCGTAAAATTCAGGCTTACCGAGATGCGGCCCAAGCGTTTTAATGCGGCGCGTTAACTGCGGGTTGAGCATCCAGCGATCGAGAACGGCCAGGCCTTTAAAACTGCCCTTGCCAACCTTGTCGAGGATGAGCGGTGTTAACGGAGCCTGTCCCTCGATAAGGATCAGCGCACCAGCTCCGCCATAAAGACGTGACCATTTCAGCGTCTCGTTGAGAGCGTCCCATAGTTGAAGTTCTTCAAACTTCGATTCCAGAATGCCGCGCCGCTTCGGTTCAATCTCGCTGGTAATGCGCACGCCTTTTTTGGTCATGTCGTCGGCGATAGCGTCAACGGCTACGCCAATGATCCACGACGAACGGTACGCCCACTCAATGAGCAGCCGGTTACGGCTGGTATAGTTCGCCTTATACGTGGATGCGGCGTGCTGGTTTGGCTGCTGCATCCCGACGCGGGCGACAAAGTTATCGTAAGAGTCCGCTGTGGCGACTCGTTTTGTTTGCTTCGCCATGCGTTATTCTCCGAGTTTTTTCCAGATATCGAATGCGGTATCCATTGGGGCGTAACAGATCATCACCGAGTCGGCGAGGTTTGGTGACTTCGTGCCGTCAGGTTGTTTATCAACGAGGATTTTTCCCACAGTATTTTTCGACCAGGTGGGCTGAGACAATTCCATCAGCAGGCGATCTTTATTCTTCATCGTGCTGCTTATCGATATGATTTCATCAGGGTTGTAATCCATCCCGCTCAGGGCGCGGAAAGTGTTACGGAAAAGCTTTCTCAGGTGCCACCAGCTTTGCGCTTTGGCATTGGCAAAGAAGTCTTTATTCAGACGTGCCTGTTTGCCGTTGTCGCCGGGAACGGCTTCATCTTCCGGATCAAATACAGCGCCGCTTCCTCGAAAAGGGGTGGCGATAATTTGCGGTAGGCCCTCAGCATAACGATGTTCGTTGATTACCCTGGCATCACCACGAGCGCCTGCACCAAGACCATCTTCATCAAACCGGAACTCATCAATGCCGAAGTCATCACAGAAGCCAAATGCTTTAGCGACTGAGGCGTAAATATCACTCCCCTCGCCAGACCATTCTTCAACCTCCTGCAACAGGAAGCCGTAACGGGCAGAGAAGCCGTTTTTATCTTTCCCCTCGTCCGCAATATCCATCGCTCCGAGGCGCTGACCAGTAGGCTCAATGCCAAGTTTGATATGAGCATCTACAGCGGCCTGAACCCATTCAGAAGGGATCAGGATACCTTCTGCTGATGCCTGATAGTTGAGGTCCAGCTCCTGAGCAACGATGACCGGGTTATCAATTTTCTCGCACTCTTTCCGGTACCACTCATCATCCTTACGCGGATCGCTGCGCCAGTGGAATGTGAATACCGGGATTTTCCCGCTATGCCGTTTCTGCGCGAAAGGGTTGCTCATGCCATTGACAGAGGATAGATCGATACGGCAACGCGTGGTCTGCGAAAGCGCGGCATCAATCAGCAGCGGTCTCTGAAGAAATGCGGCCTCATCCACGAAATAAAGCGTCGTACGGTCACCGCGTCCGATGTTATCGCCTGCTTCCCCCTTGATTACCGCCCCTGTTTCCGGGAATTCAACACGCATATACGGCGCGTGCTTTTTCTCTGTCCAGGAGCCGCGGAACTCAACTGGAAGCATTTCAACAAACTTTCTAGCCTTCCAGAAAAGCGCCTTCGGGTCACCGGTGCTGTCCACGTACTCCTCTTTGCGGGAGCCGAAGCCAATCACCATTTCTTTGTTGAAAAGACATAACGAGCAAGCCAGCCCGATAGAGGTCCAACTCAGGCCCATTTCACGGCTTTTCTCCGTCAGCCCGTGTTCTAGTTGGCTGCGCCGCTCCATGATCCAGTTAATCCATTCCTCCTGGCGGGGGAACAGCAAAAACGGGATAGTAGCCGGAAGACCGTAATCGAGGTTGCGTGGGTCGGTAGTCATGCCCCAGTCAATGATGAACTGTGCCGGGTCGTCACGGTAAAACTGCCTCAGCGCAGGGATTACATCAGGGTTTTGCCTGATGCGCAGCAGGCGCTCCACCCTCCATTCAAAAACCATGTTGTAGTCAGGATTTTTGAAGTCGAATGTAAAGGGCAGCGGCATTTTGATCACTCCCATCAATGTTCTTTGCCAATACAAAAAACCAGTCTATCTTCAATTTGTAACCATTCATTTCGAATGGTTTAAGGAGAAAAAAATGGGTTACTTCGAGATACATAAAACTCAGAAAGACTACTCACAGCGTTATTACTTCGTCCTCAAAGCTGGAAATCATGAAGTTATTGCGACAAGTGAAATGTATTACACCAAAGGAGGGGCGGAAAACGGCATTCGCTCTGTTCAGATAAACGGCCCCTCGACAGATGTTCGTGATCATACCGGTGAATAAGGAACTGACTTAGGATTAATGTGGGAGGCGCCAACCTCCCATTTAACCACATTACAAATATGTTAAAAAAACAGCCCTATTTAACATAATGACCGTTACCCGCACCACACGATCGACACTCATCACTAATTCAGCGTGAAGCCCCTGTTTATGCGAGTTATCCGGTTAAAAGTGGCAAAAATAGAGTGAATAAATCGTGCATAAAACATAGTCAAAAATGCATGGGTTTTTTAACCTATATAATGCTTATTTTTTCTGTTTTACCCCATTAGCTTTTTGTAAGCTTCAGCAGCTTCCTGTGGGGTCATTGCGACCGTTTCTGTTTTTATTGGACCACCGTCTTTTCCTGTGCTTTCAACCTTCAATTTGTTGCTGTAGGCATCCCCTACGTCTTTGGCGGCCTGTTCAAGTAGCTGCGCGGTCATGCCGTAGTTCTTCATGCTTTCGGCATTGACAGCCATGCGGTTGAGTACACGGAGACGGTACGCTTTATTGGCGATCGGAATATCGGATATCTCATTAAGGAATCGGTCTCGAGTGGCATTGAAAAGGTCTACCCACTTTTTGGCGAGCCCTTTCCCGCTAACCTTCGTTGGATCGTTTTGATCCACCTGCTGCCGGGTTATTTTTACCCCAAATTCTTTTAGGACGGCATCGGCCACTTGTGAGGGGGCTTCGTAGCATGCAACAGATTGAATTATGAAAGCTTTAACCTCTGGTTTTAATGCCGCCATAATTCACCATCCGTCCTAACCAGTCCTAAATTTACGCCAGCTTCAGCATGCACGTCCCGCACGCTCTGGCAACATCGATATGAGCAACCTCCGCTGGCTTGTTCGCCGCATCCACCATTTCCTGCACATCTTTGCTGGCGCCGTAACGCCGGACCACTCCAACGAATTCCTCGACGTCATGGCCGCGAAGTTTGAGCACCGGCATACCGGTCTCTTTGTTGAACTTCGGCGCGCCATAGTCATCGGTAGCCTGGGCAATGTGGTAAAGCTCATGCTCTACCAGTGCGCAGAACTCCAGATCGTTACATTGCTCGCAGTAGTCAGCAGCCAGGGTGATGATGAACTTCGGTATGCGACCGAACCATTCATGCATCTGCTGCTCCATGCGGGACTTCTGCCAGCCTCCGGCACGCATCATTACCTGCTCACATTGACCCAGCACAATGCGGCCACTTTTGGCGAATGAGCCAGAGGCCCACATGAACGCGACATCAGCATCGAGCAAGTGCACATGATCAGGGTTATGGATTCGGCCATCTACTGAAAGGATGTGCAGGTTTACCCATTCTCCGATTTCGGTGGCAGGGATAAGCCGGGTATACGGCAGCCAGTTTTCTCCAGTGAAGTTGACGGGAGGGAATGGCCTACCCTCTATTGGCTCAGCCATTTTCTACTCCAGTGGTTATAGTCATTAAAAAAGCCACCAGTAGGTGGCCTTTGTTATGACTGCGATCCGCCCTGAAGGCAGTTATTGATTTTTCATCTGGTATGCAGATATTTCCCCAGATTTAATTTTGAAACTACCATGCTTCTTGATGCATTCAGCTTCAATCTCTGCATAGAAGCGGTCGTTAAGTTGCTCCAACGTTTCATTTTCAACTGCAGCAATAAAATGTATCCCTACACAGTTTTCTAATCCCGGTGCAGAATATTTATAATTCAGAACCCATACAGCCACATCATTCATATTGACGTCCATACATTACCTGTCCCGTTGGTATCGTTCTGGTATTTAGAACAGAGTAAATGTTTGGTCAGTTTTTAGTAGTTCAAGCCCCATAAATAAAATATTTAAACCTCTTCGTCCTAATTTCTGGCCTTTTCTGCATCTCTAATTGCAAGTTTATCTCGGTTGCACTGCCCCAGCGCTGATAGCAGGCTGACGTTTAAATCAAGGCTCTGGCCCCACGTCAGATTGTCGGGGATTTCCGGTTGCGGGGTGTCAGCCGTCAGGCTGGCCGGTAACGGGACCACCGGCACTTTGACGTAGACCGTTCGCGAATTGTTGCAACCGCTTAACTGCGCCAGTAGGCACAGGGCGATTAGTGCAATCATCATTCGCAACAGCAACCCGGATATCAGCCGAGGCTCCCGATGCGTCCAGTGCGATCTGCTCTTTTGCATGCTGATTGGCCTCGACGATGGTGTTGAATATGTTCATGGTGGTCAGAACGTTGGAGGTGATCGCCTGTGCTGCGTTTACCTGCTGCTCGGCGCTATCTGCTCGGGTTTTCTGCTCACTAGCAGCGTTGTGGTAATGCATTGCCAGCCACCCAAGGCAAACAACCAGGCAGATCACAACGGCGCTGATAATGGCTGCTAATCGGCTCATTCATCTATCCCCCAACATGCCAGTGCGCTTTCCTGATCACGGCGAGAGACCTGGCCGTAACAATTATTGGAACGCACGCGGCAATCTTTTCCGCCATCAAAAATCCACCGGCGAATTTCAGCACAAGCACCTTTCCGGTCACCGGCATTCAGCTTGCGGTAGAAGGTGGAAGGAAAGCACTTCCCGGGCCCGATGTTATAGGGGCAGAAACTGGCAATCCCGACCTTCTGCGGAGGTGTCAGATGAACACGCACATTCTGATCAACCCATGCCAGCGCTTTATTGCGCTCGACGGCATTTACCTGATCGCATTTGGCCTGGGTTAACTTCATCCCCTGCGTTACAGGCCTTCCATCTACCCGGGTAGCACCACGACATATCGTCCAGATACCGGCGCCATCGCGGTACGATATGAGGCTGTTACCCTCTTTCTCATCCAGGAACTGATCCATGAGAACGGGAGCTGATGCGCCAGCAGCGATAAGCGCCAGCATGGCCGCGCTGAGTTTTGCTTTCAGGTTAGCCATCGCTATTCATCCTGCGGTGGCGGGCCACCATAACCACGATCGAGGGACTGCTGATACATCTTCGTCCAGCGGCGCTTAAAGTAGAGATTGGTCAGGTAAGTCGCTACACCGATTATCACGCCACTGGCAAGGGCAATAAAATTCCAGTCAAGGCCATGAAACCAGTCATAGGTCCTTGCCAGCCCTGTGCATATAAGGCCGCCTGACGTGCAGTACGAGGCCGCCGAAAATATTTTGTCAGGCATTTTCATAGTCTCCACCTCCGTTGATGACGGATGGCGCTGTGTGTGTTTGAAAGGGTCAGGCCCGTCGGGCTGGATTTAACAACGAAGCGTGTCGATGATGATTCCCGCGGGACCTGATAATAAAAAAGCCATGCAAATGCATGGCCTTGTGATTTGAATCCGTTATTTACAAAATGTATTCGAGACAGTATCTTTCGACTTCCGGACAAAAAAACATATACCGGGACAAAATCTAAATGTAACTGCCTTGCCTGCATGAAACCATGCTGGCTTTTTTTTTGCCCAAAGAAAAAGCCCACCGAAGTGGGCCTTACAGCTATCATCATTTTTTATTAGGTGTGGTGCCGGGTGCCTCCCGGTAAGTCGCCGCCAGTCCACAGACGACTCGCAATGCGCAAAAAAACATATCAGACTGGCAATGCCCCTCCGCATAGGGGGATTCACCACACCAAAAATTTAACATCTGATGAAACTCGTTTCAATGCTCTGTATGGGTCCACCACATATTGCAATTTTTACTCTCACGTAAAATATAGTCCACTGGCGTCATCAGTTCGAGTGATTTATGTGGCCTTTTGCTGTTATACAGCACCAGATATTCAGCCATTCTTTGATTAAACAAATTCAGGTCCTCAAAAAGCAACAATTCATTGAATTCAATAAATTGTTCTCTAAGTGTCCGGTTAAATCGCTCACAGGTCGCATTCATTTTCGGTGTGTACGGATAGGTCCAGATGTGTTTAATCGAGGCTTCCTGTAGCGTTTTATCAAAGTTACCGAGGAACTCCTTACCGTTGTCAGTGACAACTTGTCTGATAGCGACAGGAAAGAGCTTTGTGGCCTTGCTGAAGAAATGGCTGGTAATATCGCTGTTGAGTGAAGGGACCGCCAGGGCCAGCGCATAGTCGCTGTGCTCGTCGATCATGGTAATGATATAGCGGCGTAGGTCCCCCATCCTGAGTTCAATCGCGTCCATCCCTATGAGTTCGCCTGTTTTTACCGGGCGGTATTGTTTTGGTCTTCTGGGCTTCACTGAGCGTTTTTTTATCAACCGGGCTTTGCCCCTGGCGCTGAGGCGTACGGGGATCATCCGCATTTTATCGTGAGCACCAGCAATGATTCTTCCAATGGTTGACGTGCTGGGACAGGTAAAATGCCGCGCTTCACACCATGGTTTCAGCCTGACAAAAATCTGCTCTTTGCCGAGATTGGGTAACTCAGTTCTCAGACGCCTGATCTCCTTGAGTACATCAGGATGCCAGTGCCTTGAACGGCGAACCAGAGGGGCTTTGCTTCTTGGAATTAGTGCTTCTGGACCACCGGTGCGCAGTAACCGGCGCCACCAGTAGAGTGTTCGCGTTGATACGTCAAAAGCATCAGCTGCGGCACGGATCCCGTGCTTATCCCAGAAGTTCAGAGCCTTCATTCTTAACTTCGCAATCTCGGGCATAAGAGAGTGTTTCATCGCATAAGCAGTTGCTCGGTAATACCCAAAATAGCCGACACCGATATGCTGCATCAACATCTGGCAATCCCTCCTTTAGTGTTCTGAGGCAATTGCAATATCTGTGTGAACTTACACATGCTCTACGACGATGTGACAGGGGTACTGATGCAATGCAAATAGACCTACTCTCGGAGCAAGGATAACAACTTTTCCGTACTCTCTTCTGTAAGTTCGAAGTGGATCAATTCTTCGCCATTCTTGAGAATGTAGAGTTCTTTACTCCCTTTATCATCAGTAGTGATATCAAGGGCATAAATATCAGGCTTGCATAGCGTAATGCCGCCTGTCGTAACTAGCGTCTTATTAACGAGGTGACTCATGGGGATACTCTCCGAACTGGATTCTTTACTGGAAAAAATCCCACTGTGGAAAAGGTTAAAAACAGTACCCGACGAAGTGGATCGTCTCAAACAGCAGGTCGCCGAGCTTGAGGCATACATCAAATCCAGCGGTGGGGAGAAATGCCCCAGATGCTCACAGATGAGCTATAGCCTTGACCGAACCGTAGATGACCCCGATTTCATTGGGTTGGGAGTTCAGAGAGACTATTACAAATGCTCCAGCTGTGGGTACGAAACCTTTAAACAGCGCTGAGATTGCAGAAACGACAAAGCCCAAGGGGGTTAACCTTGGGCCTTTAATTTTTTTCTTGCTGCTCAGTTCGCTTTAACGTCCCGAGCCTATCACAATTCAAGCACTTTCCGCGCAACTATTCAAGTAAAATCTGTCACTATTTGTGCCAAACGCGTCACACATTGGTGCGTAAAGCATCGATTCTGCTAAATTTAGCCAAACATCAACCCTGCTCTCGCAAGTCCTCAAGCACCATTCTGGATGCTTTCCGTTTAGCTCTTTTGCCATGGCCTTCTTGCTCATGCGATAAACATACCGATCCTTGATTAGCTTATAGAGAGCTTTATTCCCGGAGCGCACAAGCTCGGTGCTAAGCACTGAATCAATTTTCAATCCCTCCTCGTCAGTACAAAACGCCAGGCCGCTTTTATTTTTACCGCTGAGGATTTCCCTGAAGAAGGCTTCCAACTCAGGTTTGGTAATGCCCGATTTCTTCATACGGCGCAGTGCGTCATTGATGGCAGTTTTCGTTATCTTCCCGGATGCCAATAGCTGGTTAAACATGTTGCCGCCGCTACCTCCTCCAATGTATGACCAGCGGCCCCACATGCGCAGCTTTCCCTGTATCCAGATGCTTTCCAGCGTACGGAGGCGAATCATTTCACCTGACTTACCAACTTCAGAAGGGTTGATCATACGTTCACCTCATTTTTGGTATTGCTCTGGCCAGCAGCAAACTGCGCCAGTGACATAAATGCGCGGCCCTTATCTTCAAGCACCGCTCGATTGATGTAACTAAACCGCTCACCAGCCCATGACTTATCAAAAACGACAATGGCGCCAGCGAAAAACGCACTGGTCGGCCTTTGTTTGTCGTTGGCTGGCTTAAACCACTCGGGCAGATCGAAACCAATTCGCCCACGAATAAAGCAGACGTGATCCGCATCTTCCGGCCACCACGTTTCGCTTGTTGCTGACTTCACCAGGAAGACATAGCGACCGCCCTTCCCTCGTTGTGCAGCGGCGTAATTCATGATGTGCGTCATGCCAGTGATGGCTTGCTTTTGGTGGTACTGAGAGCGGCTGTAAGGTGGGTTTCCGTAGGCTGCGCCGCCGATTGAGGAAAGCATTTCCGACCACTCCTGTGTCAGCGCGTTATCTTCTGCCGTGTACCAGACTGGACATTTTGCGTTACTGTCGTCTGCGAACAGGTCCAGCATCAACGGGCCAAACATCGCGTTAATACCCCAGAACAGCAGATCCGGGGTCCGCCATTGGTCGCCGACTTCTTTTAAATAGTGATGAGGTGCTGAACGCAGCGCCGTAAGGGCTTCACAGTAAAAATTAGTCATTCACGGTCTCCCCCAACTCCTGGAGTACCTGACTCAGTAACTCAGCCTCAGTACCGAACTTTTCTTCCCATGACTTACGACCAGCATGAATAGCAACGCCGTAGCCACCAGTACGGTGATGGGCATGGCATAGCGGAATGACATGGAAGTTATCAGCGCGTACAGACAAGCCAGTACCAGAACTGCAGTGATGGATTTCAGCAGGCGATTCGCCGTAATTGAGGTTCCGGCATACTATGCAGCCCAATGCAGCTACGCGGTTCAGATGGAGCTTTTCAGCCTTGGTTTTGGATTTGCTCATATCGCACCGCCCTGGTGCGACAGACAAGCAGAAACACCAGCATTAGTGATAGCCGGTGTCAGGGGGTAAATCTTTTGAGGGTGTTTCTTCTGCGCCATCGGTTTTTCTCCGTGGCACAGCAGTCGATAAGCTGGGTTGTTCAGGCCCACAGAGATTATAGGTCAGGTTCACTCAATAAAAAAGCCCTCTCCGAAGAGAAGGCTTTTCATTTTTTTGCTCGGAAAACAGAATTTACGACGCAGTAGACAAGACCACAGATATGGGGCATCGAGCATCCAGCGAAAATCTTAAGGACCTCATCAGATAGTCCCAGAAACCCAAGCCCCACACAGATAAATACCGCATTCACTACAACAACTTGCACAATTATTAAAATCAGCAACGTTATTGCATACAAATCTTTGATCCGAGTGTTTTTAACTTTGTGCGCCATGTGTCCCCACTTGGCGCCGGATAATCGTGTCAGTTGCTCAGGCTGACCAGGTAATTATCGCCCTTCCCGGGGATAAATGCAAAATGAGCATATACGAGAAAAACCCCTCCGTAGAGGGGTGTTATTGAGGGGATTTTTCGGCAACCTTGTTGTGCACTTCCCACAGGCTAATGCTACAGCTCGCGCAGAAGTTGGCAAGATAGTCCAGACCAGACCACTCGCGAATCCCTCCGCGAGCAGCCTCCACAAACACAGCTATATCCTTTCCCCGCCACAATCCGAATAATCGCCAGCCGCCGCCATCAGGGCTTTTTACTGCGGCTATGCGCGTTAATACGCCGGTCTGATACAGCTCAGTGAAGGCCGGTTTCTTTCTGGTTATCATTCGCATAAATACAAACCTGTGATTTGTTGATAACAAATATCGCGTTTGCGTTTTATTGTTTTACTCCCTGTTCCGTGTTTTTAAGGTCGTTCTCTGCAAAGAGAATTGCGGTCCTGGTTGAGCGTAACCGAGCCTTCGCGTTTTTCTCTTCGCGTTCGAGGTTGGCGACGGCTTCGCGCAGCTCATCACGACGGTCATGAAGCTGCTGAATCTCTCTCACCACAGCCTCGCCATCAGTCGCACACTGTAGAACGTACTGGAATGGGTCAACAGAGCAGCCGCATTGAAGGCACAGAATGATTCTCCCCTTCTCATCGACTTCAACGGCTTTATGCTTGCAATGTTGCTGCCTGTAGTCCTTCTTGTCAGTTACCGTGATGTTCAGCAACTTCTCTTCGTCACGATTGGGCTGCACAAGAGTGATGACATTGTCGCTATCATTTTCCATCTGGCGCCTCCTGTTCGGCTGCTGAGAGCATGGCGGCACGGCAGGCGTTCCACCACTTTGCAGCAATGATGCCATCTCGTATAGAGTATTCCGCTCCTCTCGCAGCAGTCATTTCAGCCACTTTTTCGAGTGTTATTTCTTCAGGGAGTACCAGGGCTGACTGCTTATTGATGTGCAGGCGCGGCTCTCCTTCTTTTGGCTCAGGCCATTCGCGCTTTTTGTTCACTGCCAGCTTTTCTATCATTGCATGGGTAATCTGCTCATCTGTAATACCGGCACGGCGCTGGGCGTCCCACAGCAGGAACTGCATATCAGCCCATTCCGACAGGTCGCCAGGCTGTTCAGCGGCTTCCAGTGCTTCTTTGCTAAGGTGCTTCAGCGGGCCAATCGGGCCAACATTACCGAATGTTGATTGGGACCACTCGGCATGCTCCTGGCGAATCTGTTCGCGCTCCGGCGCTGATTGAGCGCGGATAATGGCAGCGCGACAGAAATTATAACCCGCAACAAAACTCTCAATAGAACCGCGGCCGCCTCCCCAGAACTTCATTGCCGTGCCAATGTTCATTTCCTCCGGCACGATGTTTCTGGCTAAGCTTATTCCATTATCTATTGCGGCCAGGACAATACACGCCAAAGCAGAAGTCTCACCGTATTGAGCTTGATCAGTTTCAATAATTTTGAGCAAGGCTTCTCTGGTTAAGTGTTTTTTGTTCATTGATTGCCTCACTTTCGATATTAATCAAACACCCAAATTCCCAGTACTGAAAATGCTGTTATCACAAACACTATCGCAATAAACTTAAGGGCCAGTGTATAAACACTTCTGTTAGAAACATCACATTTAAACCTCATACGGCCTCCCCGAGAACCCAACGAAGAGCAAGGGCATATTCACCACCAGCACCTTCTAAAGCTTTAGTAATTTCTTTTCTGGTTTTCAAGCGTGGCTTCGCTTCACCAAGAATCTGGCGCTGCCGCCGGGCTTTTTCATGGCCGGTTGTGCCAGCGGTCGCCTGCTCGATTTCCGCTACCTTTTCCCGCTGTTCTTCGGGTTTCAGTGATGCAAGTTGACGCGCCTGGGTAACCGTCACTGTGCCGGACTCTACAGCGTCTTTGACTGCCTGGGTTGCATCCAAAAGTGACAGCGTTGCACGTACGGTCTGGACACTCACGCCAAACATCAGCGCTAAATCGTCCTCGTCGTGCCCGCGCTCCAGAGCATCAGCCATTTTCTTTGCTCGGCCCAGGGGCGTATCTGTCTGGCGGATTTCGTTAGCACTTACCATCGCCTGTGCCATGCGAACGGCTGAACCGCGTTTAGTTACCGCAGGAACCAGTAATGGAGATTCACCCTGTTTAACCAGGCGCTTATTAGCCTCCAGGGTATGACGCACGCGCTGACGACCATCCACCACACAGGCCAGCCCGCTTTCGGGATCTTTCCAGACGATAATCGGCTCAAGAACGCCCTGGTCCATGATGTTCAGTACCATTGCTTCGCTGATAGGCAGGTGGATACGCTCATCGTAAAGCGGGTGCGTTTTGTCGGTAACCAGATGCAGCTTTTCCGGTTCGAACATCAGAACGTTGGTTTTGCCGCTGGCGCCATACGCGTCGATCGAGTTTTTAGCCATTTTTCACTTCACCTTTTTTCTGTTCGACCTGCTGAGACCATTTTTCAATCAGCCGGATTTTCGATTTGCTCTTGCCACCAGCCCAGTAGCTATCCTGTACGCGGAGATGTCCGTAAGGGCATCTCAGGGCCCCGGAACAGGCGCCAGCCTGGTAATCCCGAAAATAAAACTCCGCAGCTGAACCACAGACCGGGCAATCAGGTATCTCTCGCATCACCGGGTCACCTCGCGGATTTTCTGGAATTTAGTTCCGTGGTGCGGATTAGCTGGGTTAGTAACCTTCGAATTCATAAACCCGGCGGCCACCAGACGCTCGCAGCGGTAGCGAGGGCGATCAACGAAACCAGCCAGGGACTGCCACTCAAACCAGACGCCAACCGGCACCGACTGGAGCAGTTTGATATCCAGCGCTGTGAGTTTGCTGGTTACCGCTACAGGCTCGGTGCTTCCACCCGGCATCCAGTAGCCATTCAGGTTTTGCGCTTTGCCTTCGCGCTCCAGCACCATCAGGCGGGCCAGCATTTCAGGTGCTGTCAGGTCGAAATAAACAGCCAGCTCACGGCAGGTGACCTTCTCAAGCTCTTTCAGCACGTCAGTAATTTTTTCCATCAGAGATATCCTCACGGTTAAATTTGTTAGCCCCGGAAACCTTTCGGGATGTCGGTATCCAGTTTGCTGCTCACACCGAACGAGCTGCCGGTTGCCAGGTTCGCCGGGCATAACTTCAGAGCCAGCTCCTGCCATTTGCTGCGTAGGGTTTTCACGGATTGAACTCGGGAGCACCAGAACTGATCGCGCTGAATGCGCTCAATCATGGTGCGGATTTGGTCATGGCTGCAGCCGTGCTCCTGGCGCAGCATGCAAATTTCTTGCGCCCAGGCTGCGAAGTTCGGCTCTCTCGGTTTTGCCAGAGTGCCGTCGAACTCTGCTGCGCGTTCGTACAGCTCGATAATGGTCGACCAGAACCACGTAGCGAGGTCGAAATCGTCATCGGTAGCCAGGTTACTGGCTTCGGTAGCGTCAGGAATGACTGCTTCCGGGATGGCGGTTTTCTGAGTCGATTCAGAAAAGTTATCCACAGGAGAAATCTCTCCCGCGTGGTTTTTATGATCTGTATGTAATGATCTGTTTTTAAGATCTGTATAGAGATAGGATTCGGCTTGAGAGCCGATTCCAGGATTCGGCTCATGAGCCGTTTCCAATCGGCTCTTGGGACGAATGCATTCGGCTTGAGAGCCGTTTCCATTATTTTCAGTAACTTGCTTCGATTCGGCTTTTGCGCCGATTCCATTCGGCTTATAAGCCGTTTCCATAACTTTCAATGCCTTATTCCCATTCGGCTCTTGAGCCGAATCCAGTATTTGCGGGAATATCCGGGAAATCAGCGCTTCCTGGTCAATTCGGTAATGCTTTTTGGGTGTTCCACCGACCTGGCGAAGCTCTTCTTCGATAACGCCTGACAGGTACTGATCCGTAATTTTGAACATCGCTTTTCGGACAACATCGCCATCTTTAGCGCGTACCTCTTTCGCAAGTGCCGCATGTTCCTTGTAAAACCAGCCATCATCCAGACTCGACTTACCCGACCAGAACACCAGCTGGTTGAGAATCGCTGCCAGCAAATGCTGCTGCCTGTCTCCTGCAAAGAAATCCAGATACGGGCCGGGAATCGTTATGCAGTTCCCCTGCCCTGACATGGCCTGAACAATTTCAAAGACCTGATTGCTCATACCAAAACCTCATTGTGTAGCCGTAAAAACTCACGTAACCCCATCCAGCCAACTTTCCCGCAGGCTTTGCGATAGGACACATCTTTCTCAGTTGCAGTAATTACCGTCACCATGTGGCTCTTGTGCCTGTGCTGGAAACGAGATCCGGCCTTAGGGATACCATCACAGGCATTACCCATTTCGGACGGCTCATACGCCGGATAAGCGCGTTTCAGACGCGCAATCAGTTCAGCAGCAGAGTGGTTACACATAGTCACCTCCAGAGTTAGTGGAGTTACGGCGCTTTAACAGCAACGGATTGATTAGCCCTGCGGTATGCAAAGCATCGGGGTGTATTTGATTTTTGTTTGTGGTCAGGCATAATTACCTCGCAATTACCTCTTCGTTTTTGCACCAGAAAGCCGTTGGTGTTAGAGCACCGCGGCTTTCGCCTTTTCTGTTACCACTCATGCTTCAAAGTCACCTTTCTCTCCCGGCCTGTTCGAAATCAGGATGGCCAGCAGCAGCGACATGTTCGGCAGCAGGCTTTCCCGCCAGCGACTCACCGTCGACTTATTCACTCCGGCCACTTTGGCGATATTCGTGGTTCCCAGTTCAGCAATCTGGCTGTGTAACCAGCTTTCTATCCTGCGAGCCTCCACTTTGTTGCGTGTCGTTGAACTCTCCATTTGTGATACTTCCTCTGGTGTTATCTATGTGAAATTGAATTAAGGATTTCAGAGGCGCTCACCTGGCCATCAGTAGCAATGACAATGGACTTGATAAACCGGGAGCCGATCTCAGCGCCGTTAAGCCATTTACTGACAGTGGATTGGTTAACCCCTGTCTTTCTTGCCAGTTCGGTTTGAGAACCAGCTATGCAGATGGCGCGCTTGATTGCCTCGTTGACTGTGCCGCTCATGAAAATTCCCCCTTGCATAATTTTAAGGTGATTATGCGTTAGGGAATTTAAATGATCAAGTCATTTGAGACTTTGACATAAAATTCTTTAGGGAATATTTTTCGTGCTATGAAAACGTTAAAAGAAAGACTGGCTTATGCCATGAGGTCTACGGGTAAAACCAACCAGACCGAGCTGGGGAAACAGGCTGGAGTGCCGCAATCCTCTATCTCAAAAATCCTGCGCGGAGACAGCGAGACTTCACGCCATGCGGGCAAGATAGCGGCAGCTCTTGGAGTGAGCGCTGACTGGCTCATTAATGGAACAGGATCAATTTACGGAGATTCTAACCAACCTCTGCAGGCTATCGACGTCTCGAAAAACGTTAAGGTTTATGATTTTGATGGCTTTACTGGTGATTATGTATCCTGGTTTAGCGAACTACCCGAACATTTCCGCGCTTATATAATTAAGGGCCGGACTGGCATCGCTCAAGCTCCCTCCGGCGCTATAGTTATTGTCGATCCAGAGGCTATCGCAACCTCTGATGATCTTGTTCTCGTAAGACTCAAAGAGACATTGTCTGTCTTCAAATATCATATCGGTGGTGATGGTAATGGGTATCTTTCAGTGGATGACGTGAGGGTCCCTTTAGCGCCAGTATCTGATCTCTCTTCTGTAGTTGGACCTATCGTCCAAGTCTTCATACCGGAATTAAATAAGTAAACAATCTGCTTATCTTCTGCCTGGGTATTGACATAACGCCCAGGCCCCATCCTCACGTACAGCACACCCATAAAGCCACCTCCTGACATTCTATTCTCACCACCAATGACTGTATATTTATCCAGTATACATTCTGCGGCCTCCTATTCCAGCAAAAAAATTCCTTTAAGAATCCGCCCAATCAGGCGCATAAGAATTATTTTGACAATTCTCTATTGACTTGAATTATTCTCTATCGCATAGTTAAGCCATACAAGCAACACCAATCACCGCACAGTGGTTGATAAGCATAAAACGTTCCGCCACCCGGCGATAAGGGTCAACTAAACGAGGTAAACGATGGAATGTCATGAGTTGTATCCGATTTCAACGGTCATTGCAGCTGGAGCCATCGCGGTAGCGTTAACCAATCTGGCCTGGACTCTGATGATGCAGGTCATCGTCCACAAACTAAAAGAACGTTTAACGAGGTGAATATGGAAAGCAAAGATCTGGTAGTGATTAACGGTCAGCTATGCAGCAAAGACGTTGCCCTGCTGATTATTGAGAAGGTTTTACCTACCGTTCTTTTGGTGGTGGCTGAAAAGGTGAGGGACAGGCGAACCAAGGATGAAGTGAAAGAAGCAGCCACAACCGTAGTTGAAGCCGCTATATCGGCAATTAGTTTGAAGAGCCTAGTTGCTCCCAAGTCTTGATCGCTTTCGCACTTTCCTCTTCCTCACGCTTTGTAAGCAGGGAGAGAAAATCAACCTCAGAGCGGTCGACTTCATAAAGGAACTCTTCAGGGGTGATTTCTTTGGGTTGAGTTGATGCGTAAACAACGGCCAAAAGCCAAGCCTTATCATCTTTATTCATGATTTACCTTTGCTGGTTGTGTGAGAACTCCAGCATACCACCGAGCCTGAAGTGGTGAAAAGACAGGCAAATAACAGACCTTGCAATGCAGTGAATGCGGCTATGCGCACGCGGTTCAGTTAAAGCAGTACCACTTGTTTCCCGAAGTGGGGTGGAAAGAAAGCTGCCGATACCAGTTGTTAACTGGCTGGTATCACCGGGAGGCACCCGGCACTGCATTGCAAGGTCTGTTGGTACTCAAATTCACATGACAGTGAGGGTAGCAAATGATCCGCGAACATGAAGTTCCTGCATGGCACCGGTTCTGCATAAAGGTTGCCTTGTTCTTGGCTGTAGTTGTCGTTATCAGCTTCCCATTCTGGAGTAACAAATGAGCAAAAACGGCATTCGTTCCCTGTTAATCGCGCTGGCCATCGGATTGGTTTTCTGGAGTGGGCTGGCTGTCGAAATTATGTATATCAAAGGGGTGTTCAATGGCTAATTTACTGCATGGCAACCCAGCGTTTAAAGCGGCACAAAGCAAGCTGGCTATTGCGCAATTTATTGGTAATAGTGAAATGTGGTCAGAGGCTTTTTCCTTAATGAAAGATATTTATGAGGAAGCAAAGCACGCAGAAGATTTTATGTTTTGCGGTCGCGAAGAATCTCTCTCAACCCTGAAATTCAATGACGTTATTTTGAATTATGACATGTATGGCGATTTGATTTCTGTTAACGCAGATTCTGGCAATGCACGTTATAAAATAAACACAGAAGTTTCTTACTAATACCAGCACTTTTTATTTAATGCCTTAACTGGCAGGTATAAACACACATTAAATTTAACCGGAGATAGATATATGGAAGAATTAAAGTTGCACTGTCATGGTTGCGGCGGTTCTTTTGCTCGCGATGAGCTGCAATATCGCCCATCTGGCAGGGGTGCTTATCGGAGAGACTTTTATTTCTGCCCGGTATGCAATGAGAAAGAAAAGCAGAAAATCGCCCTCTCCGCTGCCGCTTCCTCGTTTCGTAAAACCTTACCATCACGCCCCGGACACCTTGCCCACAAGCGCTGGTAGGTGACGGATGATAATCACATCCAACCGTATTCCATCGCATGTAAATGAAAAGGCATCGCATGTTCTGAGCTTGTACAGCAAGGGAGATATAAAGCCATGCCGAATCAAATGCGGTAATTTAAGTTTAAAGATTGGCAGAAAATGGCGCTTATTATCCCGCAATAACGGAACATGCTGGGAAGTTATGAGCCATGAAAAATACAATCAACTCAAAGACAGGAAAGCACAATCATGAAAATAGAATTCAATGATCAAGGGTCGGATTCAGTCATCACATTAACAAGCACTGTATTTGAATTCCGTCTTCATAACCGCGTTGTTGATACGGCGCTATTTCTTGCCCCTTCCGTTCGTGCTAAGCGTAGCGGTTTCTTTGTTTTAAAAACGGTAATTACCGGTAAAACCTCTCACGTACTGCGTGCGTATAAAGCGATTAAAGCGGAGGCATCACGATGAAAGAGCGCGGGATGATTTTCAACTCTGAAATGGTACGGGCCATCCTCGACGGTCGGAAGACGCAGACCAGGCGGATTATGAAGGTACAGCCGGAATCCAACCAGCTTGGCTTGCTGCTTATCACTGACTCAACCAAGCACAGTGACATTGGCAAATACCATTGGGCGGAATCTAACGCTACTGGTAACCATGTGCGTTCAAAGCTTTTCTCATCCCCGTTCGGCGCCGTCGGCGAACGTATCTGGGTGCGTGAAACATGGGCGACCCTGGGCAATGAAGAGGGTTGTTATGTCGATTGGGAAGATAATCTTTGCAAAGGAGATGAGCGCTCAGCGGCAAGGATTTACCGCGCCAGCTGCGAGCAGAGACCAGGTGATTACGGCCTGTGGTCTATTCCCGATGACGCCTACTGGAAACCACATACCAAAGAGCACAAGTTCGAAGGAGCATGGCGCCCGTCAATCCACATGCCGCGCTGGGCCAGCCGCATTCTGCTGGAAATCACCGACGTGCGGGTTGAGCGGCTGAACGCTATCAGCGAAGAGGATGCGCGAGCAGAAGGCATTATTGACGGTGGCTGTCTTAATTGCGGGGAACCTGAGCCATGCGGATGCGCCAATCCAGAGCCTGACGCTACCGATGCTTTTGCCTACCTGTGGCAATCAATCTACGGGCAGGATAACTGGAATGCTAATCCCTGGGTTTGGGTTATCGAGTTCAAGCGCGTTGAAGGCGGTGCAGCATGAGCGCAGAAATCATCGATCAGGCCAACGAGCTGGCAGAGCGCCGGCTGGAAATGACCATCCAGAACATGCGCATCAACCATGCGGCAGTCTCGGCTACTCACTGCCGCGACTGCGGGGAAGAGATACCCGAGCGGCGCCGGGAACTGGTGGCGGGTTGTCAGCGCTGTGCTGACTGTCAGGAAAAATTTGAAGAACGTGGCAAGCACCAGAGGTGATGCATGCAGACAATAATCCAGGTAGAGACAAATGATTGGGTTTCAGAAGACCTGTTGATGGCGGTTACAGGCTTGAAGCGCGGCACCATTACGCGTGCTCGTAAATTATCCTGGCTGCTGGGGCGAGAGTACAAGCATATTTCTTCTGACGGGGATCCAAAGCCCCATTGCGAATTTATGTACAACAGAAAAGCGGTAGATGCCTGGATTTATGCCATGAAACAGCCAGGGGTAGTGATCGATTAGCATGAAACAGGTAATCTTTCACTGCTCCTGGACGTCGGGAGGGAACAATGAGTAAAGAATCATACCCAACGGGCGTTGAGAACCACGGAAAATCACTCCGCATATGGTTCATTTTTAAAGGTAAGCGTGTCAGGGAAAATCTCGGTGTCCCTGACACCGCTAAAAACAGGAAGGTGGCCGGGGAACTGCGAACGTCAGTTTGTTTCGCTATCCGCATGGGGACCTTTGACTATGCGGCGCAATTCCCCAACTCGCCAAACCTGAAAACTTTCGGCATCTGCAAGAAAGATATCACCGTGAAATTTCTGTCTGAAAAATGGCTGGAGCTGAAACGGCTGGAGATCTGCGCTAATGCTCTGGACCGATATGAATCGGTTGTAAGGAATATGCTGCTGAGGATTGGTGGAAACAAGCTTGCTTCATCCGTGAACAGGGAAGATCTGTTGTATGTCAGGAAAGATATGTTGTCGGGGGGATCGGTGAAGAACGGTTTGAGTGTGGCGACAGCAAACTATTACATGACCACCATGGCGGGCATGTTTCAGTTTGCCGCTGATAATGGTTATATCCGGGAAAACCCATTTAACGGAATCAGGCCGCTTAAAAGGGCCAGGATAGAACCTGATCCACTCACTCGTGACGAATTTATTCGTTTCATAGATGCCTGCCCGCATCAGCAAACGAAAAACCTGTGGTCCGTTGCGGTTTACACAGGATTACGCCACGGTGAGTTGGTCTCCCTTGCATGGGAAGACATAGATCTGAAAGCTGGAACGATGACCATACGCCGAAATTATACGAAACTCGGTGATTTCACTCCACCAAAAACCGAAGCCGGCACCGACAGGGTAGTGCATCTGATCAAACCAGCCATTGACGCTTTGAGGAACCAGGCGGAAATGACCAGACTGGGAAAGCAGTATCAGATTGAGGTACAACTACGGGAGTATGGCCGAACGGCTATTCATGACTGTACATTTGTGTTCAATCCTCAGCTGGTCAGAAAAAGCAGTAACGTTGGTTATCATTACAAGGTTGATTCAATTGGTGACTCATGGGAGGCGGCGCTGAAACGAGCTGGTTTAAGGCATCGCAAAGCATATCAGTCCAGACACACTTATGCCTGCTGGTCACTGTCAGCCGGGGCCAACCCCAGCTTCATTGCGAGCCAGATGGGGCACACAAGCGCCCAAATGGTTTTCAATGTCTACGGCGCCTGGATGGCCGACAGTAACAGCGATCAGATTGCTATGTTGAACCAGAAATTATCGGACTTTGCCCCATCCATGCCCCA